ACATAATTGATTGTGCCATCAGTCATAAGGTTAAGAAGTTCATTGACATTTCAACCGACAAGGTTGTGGATCCGGCAAATCTCTACGGTATGACAAAGGCTATTGCTGAAAAGCTGACCATTCAGGCTAACTGCCGGACAAAAGATACGGATTTCATTGTGACCAGAACGGGGAACGTATTAGGCTCAAATGGTTCTATCGTCCCTTTTATGATTGACTGCATAAGAAAGAATAACACGGTAACAGTTACCGATAGGAATATGGTTAGGTTTTTTATTACCCTTCCTACGGCTATCGATTTACTTTTTCATGCTATTGAAAGGGGGAAGGGAGGTGAGATTTTTGTAAAGGATATCGAGGCATTTTATATAACCAATCTTGCAACACTTCTTGTTGAGAGGTATGGTAATAAAGACACCGAGATAATGTTCTCCGGTATCCGTGAGGGTGAAAAGACAAACGAAGCACTTATCTCAGAAAATGAGGGAATGCGAACTTATCGGCATGATGATTATTTAATTATTTATCCTCAGTTAAATACAGGGCGGGAATACGGTGGGAAAATTAGGTCATTTGGTATGGGTCTTGAATCAAAATACAGGATGAGTACACAGGCGAGGCTTAAAGAACTTTTAATTGAAGGGGGGTTGATATGAATAGTTTTCAGTGTCCTTATGATGATTTGGGCTGTGTCTATCTGGATACCGCTGGTATGTTCAAATACAAGGAGTGTTATGATTGCGAGCATTACAAAAAGAACGAACAACCCGAAGAGGAAAAAACCAAAGAACAGGAAAAACAAGATATGGAGTATTGGAACAATTTTATGATGGGATTATGAAATACAAAATCATTGAAGTATATAAAGAATTTGTGGAGTGGATATATGAAGTTGGTTTTCTTGAATGTGAGTATGATTTATGGCAGGAAATAAAAAACTTTACACTTGATGAACTTTATATATTCTGGCTTAAAAATATAAAAAACAAATGAGGGTTGCGCTAATAGTATCGATTCCGGAAAGGGAGAAGATGTTGGAAAGGACGGTTAAGAGTTTAAGGAATCAGGTTGATGAGATTAGGGTTTCGCTGAATGAGTATAGCTATGTTCCGAGTTTCTTGAATGAGAAGGAAGTTGTCTTATTGGATAACGCTTTGGGTGATGCCGGGAAGTTTTATTTTGCTGATAAGTTCAAGGGATATATTCTGACCTGTGATGACGACCTGATTTATCCGAAAGGCTATGTTGATTTCATGTGTGCAGGAGTGGATAAATACAAATGTATCTGTACGCTTCACGGAAGGAAGTATTCAAGGCCGGTAGTGGGATTTCAGAATAGCTTTATCGGCTTTCCCTGTTTGGGCGATGTCCTCTCGGATGTTATTGTCGATGTGGGGGGCGACGGTGTCATGTGCTACCATACTGATTATTTCAATATAAGCTATAATGATTTCTACAGTAAGAATATGTCTCAGCTATGGGTAGCGAAAAAGGCAATTAGTCAAGGTGTTAAGATTATGGTATTGGCTCATCGGGTAGGTTATTTGGAGTATATGTATCCGGAATGGACAATCTGGGACGAGGCATCACATAGCAATTTCAGGGAACAAACTAAGTTATTAAAATCATTTTTAAAATAAATAATTATGCCATACAAATCACAGAAACAAAGAAAATGGGCACACACCAAAGCAGGATTAAAAGCTCTTGGTGGTAAAAAGAAAGTTGAAGAATGGGACAAAGCGTCAAAAGGATTAAAACTGGTAAAGAAAGTTAGAAAACGTAAAAAGTAAAGATAGGAGATATAGCAAAAGGAGGTAATAATATGGAAAATATCAAATTATGGTTAGCAGAAAATGATTTTATAGATATTCCAATTATCCGAGCAAATGGAGTAATCGGATTAGAGAAATCATTATCAGATGTTTTGGAGAAATATTCTAAGGCACAGCATAGGGCGATACAGGCGAATAAGAAGAAGTGATTTGAAAACAACAAATATAAACAAAGATGGGAAAGCCGGGGCCAGGGAAGGGTAAAACAAATAATCCTGATGGCAGACCAAAGGGAGTGCCTAACAAAACGACTAAACAGGCAAGGGAATTATTTATCTCGATAATGAATGATGAAATTGAACACATCAAGGAAGCACTTATTAAAATTCGTGATGAGAGTCCAGCAAAGTATCTTGATGCACTTTCTAAGCTATTGCAATACACGATGCCGAAGCAGATTGATGTTAAGACAGACGGGGAGAAGATTACGGATGTAAAAGTGACTTATGTCGACAAAGCAGTTGGAGATTCAGGGGAGTAAGGTTCTGCGGGATGTAACAAATTCCATAAAGAAGATAGTTGTTTTAGAGGGCGGTGCAAGGTCAACAAAGACATGGAGCCTCTTTCAATGGATTATCATTAACTGTTTCACGCACACTGGGGAGCTTTACATGATAGGACGACTGAAGATGACATGGGTGAAGCTCACACTACTGAGGGACTTCGAGCAAATCATTGAGAAATACAAAATACCAGTAACACCAGAGGTAAATATAAACAGGGCTGAGCAGATTTATTACCTGAACGGCAACACCATTATGTTTGTCGGCATGGATGAACCATTAAAGCTGCATGGTGTCTCTCCGGATTATATCTGGATCAATGAAGCAATCGAGGCGAGTTATAGAGACTACCAGCAGTTAGCAATCAGGGTAAAGAAAAGAATCTTTCTGGATTATAACCCAGCAGCCGAGACACATTGGATTTATGACAATATCATTTCTGATTCTGATTGTGATTTATTCCATTCTACGATGCGGGATAATCCCTGGCTGGAGGCTACGATAGTAAACGAGCTTAACAAACTTGAAAATACAGACCCCATTGCTTACAAGATTTACAATTTAGGTCTCAGGGCTGTCCAGAAGGGGCTTATCTTTAAGAACTGGACAACAGTGAGGGAAATACCTGACGGGGCGAGAACCATCGCCTACGGCCTTGATTTTGGCTTTGTGAATAGCCCCAGTGCATTGATTCATCTATGTGCTTATGAAGGTGAGCTGTATTGGGATGAGCTTTTCTATGAGAGGGGACTGGTGAACATACCGATACGGAACAAGCAGGGATTCATTGAAAGAAACATTTCGGATAAACTTGTTGAGGTTGGGTTACGTCCACAAGGCTCCGGGTCTGATGAGATAATTGCTGATTCAGCAGAGATAAAATCCATACAGGAGCTTTTTACTGTTGGCTGGAACATAAAACCAGCGCACAAACCAGCTATCAGGGTGGGGTTGGATATTCTTTTAAGGTACAAACACAACTTAACAGAACGGAGTATCAACCTGATTAAGGAGTTTAGAAACTATAAATGGGCTGTTGACAAGGACGGTGAACCACTGAGGCCGGAGAAGCCTATTGATGATTTTAATCATGGAATTGACGCTGGGCGTTATGTGGCGGTTTATAAGCTGATGCAAAGAAATATGGGAGTAGAAAGGGTTAATTGATGAAGACATTGGGCGTGAGTATGATTGTGAAGAACGAATCCGAGATGATTGAGGCGTGTCTAGATTCTGTGAAGGGTGCTGATGAGATTGTGATTGTCGATACCGGCAGTGAGGATAAGACGATTGAACTTTGCAGGAAGTACACCGATAAGGTTTATACTGATTACAAGTGGAATGATGACTTTGCAGAAGCAAGGAACTACTCTTTGAGTAAATGCACCACAGACTATGTTCTGATAGTCGATGCCGATGAAGTATTACAGTGTTCCATTGAAGGAATAAGACAGATGTTTAAGTTTATGACCAAGCAGGTGGAGGGGCATGACCTGAAATACATGGGTATGATTTTCATTATTAAGACACAGGTCGAGACTGTTGAGAGCATACGGGTGATAAGGCGAGAGCCGTCTATCAGATGGGAGAGTGCTGTCCATAATATGCTTACACTGAATGGCAGCAATCCTGCTTTAAAGAATGCCTGTTACAAGACTAAATTTGAGATTAAATCAGGATATAGCCCTTCACATTTTCTTGATCCCGAAAGGAGTTTAAGGATATTGCAGAAGCAGTTGGATCTTGACGGGAGCAATACCAGGTATATGTATTACATAGCACGGGAGTATATCAGCCGAAGGATGCAGTACGGTAATCCGGATCAATTCCCGGAGAACAAACAGAATGTCGATGAGTGCCTTGATAAGATAATCTACTGGCTGGAGAAGCATGAGGCGATTGCCTTTAATATGGAGTGGACAAACGAGCTGGCAGATGCTTTATATTTACTCTCTCTGGCTTACTTCGAAAAGATAATGGTGACAAAAGAAATTAGTTGGTGGTACAAGGGTATAACGACTGCCATAAAGGCGTTTCTGGTTCTTCCTTCTTATAAGGCTGTAGCTCAGTTATTATCTGATGCCATGATGCAGTTGCCGGGGCATAACAAGTATCCCGCAGCGTCAAAGTTCTGGGGGGCTGTTGCTGCTCAGTGTAATAACGCCGGGGTTGCACAGATAAGAGAGATTAAAAAATAATTGTAACTTTGAAATAAAAACCATGAAAAAACTACTATTCTTACTTCTGTTCTTTCTTCCATCCTGTGAGAAAGAAAGGGATGTTGCTGTATGCTGGCAGTGCCGATGGGAATTAACAACGCCTGATTTTCACACTTCGACAGTTACCGATTTCTGTTATTACACGGAAGCAGAGATAAGAGACTATGAGGCAAAGAACAACTGGATAAACGGTGATGAGGAAAACGAGATGACCTGTTGGCGACAAGGAGAGCCAGCGATACCACCGGATTAAGAACACAGCCCTTCAGAGATGAGGGGCTTTTTTATTGTGTATTGTTAAAAACCCTAAAAGTTATAGACAATCTCTATTTTGGAGTTGTTATTCTTAATTAGTCTAAATAAATATAACTACCTTTGCATTCAGTGAGGTAATTTAATGTGGTGAAGGATTTGTGGGGTTATATAATCAATTTTTATTTTATTCATTTAATACACTAATAGTATGGCCATTACTGTTTGTCAATGTCCTATTTCCACAACTTTGGCATCTATTGTCACAGACATCAATGATTGCAAGGTTGAGGTAGGTCAGATTCAAAAAGCTATTTTCTGGAGGCATGGTAACTCTCTTACAGCGATTGCCTCTGCTGTTTCTTCTGCTGTCTGGACTGTACACCTTACAGCAACAGGTGACACAAAGGCTGTTGTTACTCCGTTCATTTCTATTACCATCCCGCCTACCGAGGTGCGTGAGGTTGGGTCCGGTAATGAGGTACGTGACGGTATTCCTATCCAGCTTGGTACTCTCTCCGTAAAGGCAGAGGGTCATATCTGGCAAGCCGATTCTGATACAATAAGAGCATTAAAACTACTCAGCTGTGAGGATTTGGATGTGTTATTCATCAATGAGAACAACCAGCTT